TCTTTTATATCCTTACAATAGACAATTTCTCCATTGTAACGGTTTTTCAATTTCACGGGTTTCATAATCTAATCTCATTTTAATAGTCGTGTAGTTTTTTGCCAATGTTATATTTAGCAATCAATTCCCAATCATCTTTTTCTTTAAAAGAGATTATCTTAATCTGATGTAGTGGTGCAATATTGTCTTCTAACAATTTGCGGTTAAGTATCTTTACTAGACCCCATTCTTCAAGTAAGTTTGCAATTGCATTTCTTCTTTGGACATCGTTCTCTGAAATGTTTGATGGTTTTCCATCAAGTGCAAACAACTCTTTAAAATGCACAATGTAATAATGACCTTGTTTGTGCAAAATGTGGCATGATTGGTAAAGAACTTTTTCTTTGCGTGAAGACACACCAATACGGGTAAGTGTTTCCCTAACTTTCAAAAAGTCATCTTGTTCGTTGAGTGTAACCTCAACAAACTTGCTCAAGTCTACCATTTTATTACCTCTTCAATCCACCGATATCGGTTTGTTCTTTTAGTTGTTGGATTTGTTCTTTACTGAGCAGGCGTGCAGCTTCTGATGCTTTCGAGTCAGAGAAGCCAAAGACTTGTTTTATACATGTTAAATCTTCACTTTTCGCAGACTTTACCCACTTCGCAAACGGCCGTTTCTGTGACCGCACGGTATTTAGTAAAAAGTCATTTTGTAACTTCTTATCTAGGTAATGTTTGATGTTCATCTCATTCGCATACATGATACAGTCTTTGTGATAAGACAGACCTCTATTTACCATAAACGGCGAATATTCTTTCTCTGTCTCTTCATCAACTATCAACTGCTTTTTGTTCTGCATTATTGCGTTTAAATAGTCAAATGGGCTCATAACATTCTCAATAATCCAATAGTATCAATAGTCGTTAACAGTATGTAGTTAGCAAGCATGCCGAAAGATTTCCTAGTATAACTAGCCCAAGCATACATGGCACAGCCACTAATCCAAATGGGATAAAGCACCAATAACGGAGGGTTTGGGACTGTGAGTGCCATAGTAATGCTACAGCCAATACTGATAGCCCAAGCAAGCAACTCAACAACAAAGCGCCAACGATTAGAACGAAAATCATTTTTAATCCATTCAAAAGTAGGTGTGAATATATCTATCATGTTAATTGTATACTCACATTAGAAACCCACAAACTCTTATAGATTTCAGAATTCAAAGGTGTTTTCAACCTGTAAATCAATTCATCTTCTATGTCTTCCATTTTAAATGAATCTATCAATTCAAAGTGGAATGTTTTTATTGTTAAGTCTTCATATTCTTGACCATACAACTTTGCATACTTTTCACCAGCAGCATGATTCTCATAGTCTAATGTTGAACCAGTTGATGCACCAAAAAATCTAGCAATTCTATTTCTTATAGATGTGTTAGAATACCCAACATAAAGAGGTTGTTTGTATTTGTAAAAACAATAGAAACCAATAACATCTAAGGGTTCTTTTCCTTCTTTGAAGAAGCCCTTCTTAGTGCTATTATTTGGTTTAATTATTATATGTGACTTCTTTTCAAAACCTGAAATGATTTCTTTTGCATAGTCGGAAGCTTCAACTACTATCTCACCGAATAAATTTAATTTCATACAAACTCACAGTTCACCATCAATTCTGTTAAACAAGCAACCATATTAATTTCTTGGTCTGCAACAAACGCTTGTTTGTATTGGTAATCTGCAAGAATCAAAACTGCTTGAGGAATAGATTGTGGTTTCATTACATCATACATTGCATCATACAACTGACGGAACAAAATGTTCGCATCGATATCAGATGCACCAACCCATTTACGAATTGCACCAAAGTCTTTTGATTTGACATGTTTCACAATCTCGGAGATTTGAACATCACCAATCTGTGCAAGGATGCCGGAGTCAATCTTACCAAACTGACTGTATCGTTGCAGTTCGTTTAATGCACGGCGAAAGTCTGGAAAGTGTTTCTTAATTAATTCTGCAATAACAGAATCTTCATACTCAACTTTTTCACTTTGCAAAATTGATTGAATTCGTTTAAAGAAAGCACCTGCCATCTTAGCCTTCTCACCATTCTTCAAACTGAATTCTACAACCGCACAGCGAGAATGTAATGGTTCAATCAACTTGTTTTTGTAATTACAAGTAAAGATGAAAGAACAATTACCAGCAAACTCTTCAATAGAGTTTCGCAGAATTGCCTGTGCTTGTGGAGTTAAATAATCTGCCTCATCAAGTATGATAACTTTCCTGCCACCTGTTAGTGACATAGATGAAGCATAGTTTTTGATTTTGTATCGAATAGTATCGACACCGTTCTCATCCGAACCATTGAGAATCATAAAATCGCAACCAATCTCGTTGCACATGGCCTTTGCAACAGTTGTCTTACCGACACCTGCGCCACCAGTTAGCAAGAGATTGGGGATTTGTTTTTGATTGACATACTCCTGAAAGGGTTGTTTCAACCTCTCAGGCAGTATGCAGTCAGCTACCGTTTCAGGACGATATTTCTCTGTCCATAACAAATGTTCCATTCACACACCTCATAATATAATATAAAAAAATTAAACTTCGTTGAGTCTAGCACAAACTTCAAGGAAGGTTTCGTCAATCTGAAATGTTTGACCAGTTACAGTAAACAAATTTGTAGTTGTAGATACTTCATTGGTATCTGGACTAACATATATTGCTTCCCAAACTGATACTACATGTGCAGGATTAATAGCGACAGATTCATTCGCATTACCCTTATAGGCGTTTTTAAAGAATTTAACTGCCATTATAGTCCCTTTGAAAGTTCTTCAATACGGAGTTTCAATACACCAATTGCAGTATTAAAATGTCCTGTACCTTCAGACTGTGGTTTGTAGTAATCTCTTTCTAAGATTTCTACTTCAGATTGTAACACATAAATGTATTCTTGTTTGGATAACTTTGGAAGTTTGTGTTCCTTTTGTTCGATTTGAACTAAAGGAATTTCTTCATCATCAGGAAATGCATCAGAGTATTTCATAATTAAGCCGCCTCAAACTTAGAACCTTGTTCAGTTGTAATCCAATACTGAAGTGGTTGTGTTTTGTGTTTGAAGTGTGAAATGCCTTTAGAAGAGATTGATACTTCATAACCGCCAGCAAGAATCTTACTTAGGTTTTCTGTCTTAAAGACCATACGATACTTACTGCCGTCACCATTAGCAATTTCAAGTGCATCGGTGTGTGCCGAATCATTCTGTAAGTCAATCGTTACGATATTGATTTTCTTACCATCAGATTCGATAGCAACTTGTGGTGAAGATAGAACAGAAGCAGCTCGCATTACCCAATCATAATCTTCAGCAGAAAGATTAAACTTAATCTCTGCATCAGGCATTGTTAATTGCTTTTCAGGAGGCAACTTCAACATTGTTGGTTCGCAAAAACGATACTTGATTTTGCTACGACCTTTGTTGCCAACAATAAGAACATGTTTATCTTCAAACTCAAATGTTGGGTCATCTTTATGCAAAGATACGACCGACAAAAAGTTATTCAAATCATAAACACCAAAGTCAGCGGGAATGTTTTCTTTGATATCAACTTCAGCAAGAATGTTCTTTTGTGAAGAAACAGTTTTCAATTTCTGTCCCTTCTTAAACATAATGCCTTGGTTAATTGCACCAAAGTTTTTCAAAACGGAAAGTGTGTCACTAGATAATTTCATTTAATACCTCTCATAATTAAGTTTTATCATCAACAGAATACATTATATCATGTTCGTATAGAAACATGAGGCAACAAAGAGCATGTGCAAGGTGATTTTTTCCTGATTCAGGATCATTTTGCTCTCCTTCTTTCCATGCCCACAAATGTCTTTGCATGGCATCAAAGTACCTTCGCTTAGAATCTGGAACATGTTTCCAATTATCTGGTTCGTATTTCTCCGCACCAAATGTTAGAATCTCTACTGTTGCTTTCAATGCAAGTGGTGGCAGTAAACCATATCTTAGTTTACCACCATCAAATTTTCTGCCACCAGTTGTGGCAGTTTGTGAAGCTTTTACAATGTCATCTGTCATAGTTTACCGGTATACTGAGCAACAGCAGGCATATTACCTGTAAATGCATAAGTGCCGATGTGTTGTGTTTTCATCCAAGGACATAAGAAAATTTGTCCACCCATTTTACGCCACATTTGACAGAACATATAATCTTCACTTAGATAGCGGTCTGAACCACCACCTGTGATTGATTCTTTAGAATCGATTACTGTATCAAAGTAAGCGTGAATATACCTTGAACCATCAAAGTTAGCTTGACCAACATGGTCAGGTTTGTATTTGATAGTTGGATACTCTTCTTTCATTTTATCGAATACATGGCGTTTAACCATCATGTAACCAGTACCAATTTCCATAACTTCAAGCGGTTCTGTCACTTGAAATTGTTGTGTACCTTTTACCACATTGAAAACATATTCACCAACAAGTGCTTCAAGTTCTTTTGGTTGCATGTCTGGATGATTTCTTGCTGCTTGAGCAATGTTACTCCAGTTCATTGATTTCTTAGGATAAGGTCCACCGATAACATCTTTGTCCAATGCAAGAAGCGCAATAACATCTTGTGGGTTGTAATGAATATCAGAGTCGATGAAAAGTAAGTGTGTGTAATCTGTGCGGAGAAACTCATCAACAAGGTAGTTGCGAGCTCTTGTAATTAGGGATTCATTGAAAAGAAAAGAAAACTTAGTTTCAATTCCATACTTACCCATTGTTGCTTGCAAATCTAAGCAAGACTTCATGTATAAACCATGGTTCATACCACCATACATTGGTGTGGCAATAAACAGTTTATGTTGTTTTAGTTCATCTATTTTAACTTGAATTTCCATGATATACCCATTCTGTAATGAAAAAAAGGAAGCGATACTATTATATATCGCTCCCTTTTCGATTTACCTAAACTATTTTAGGCAAATGCACGCTCACCTTGTGAACGGATTGCAGCGATACCTGCAGCAACCATGCGCTTGGTAGGAGTACCAAGGCGATAGAAAGCAACTTTGTCACCGTTCGCATTGATACGGGTGTTCAAGTAGATTGCATGACCTTCATTACGCAACTCATTGATAGTTGCGGATGGATTTGCAACACCAAAAACTGACTGCATCTTGGTTGCGGTCAAGGTGTTGTAGGCGCTGTCTTTCGACAAGTAGGCAAGAACTTTAGATTTAACTGACATTAGGAATACTCCATAATAAAAACGAATCGCATTAAAAAAGGCATTTGAGAGGCGATTCAATCTCTCAAATATGTTACAAGTATACACTAACTCACTAACGGAGTCAAGCATTTATTAGGTACAAGTGAAAAAAGACCCGACATTTGCCGGGTCAAGTGCCTTACCGAAAACTTATTAGAACGGAATGTCTTCAGATTTATCTTCTTCTGAGGCAACAACTTCAGGTTCAGGTTGTGGTGCAAGCAACTGTTCAGCAGAAGCACCAGCATCAACTTTGGTATACAAATCATAGAATGATGCCTTAGTGTCATCATCAAAACGATTCAAACACAAACTAACTGCCTTCAGTTTATCACCGAAGATACCGAAAGTTTCAACAATGTGGACAAGACGGCGAGTGGAAATCACTTCATCACAACCACCGTCAGCAAATGTTTTACGAATTACATCTGCCCAAGTAACTAGTTTATCGGCAAAGTCATCATCGGCACGACCAACAGAATCTAATTCTTTACGAATGATTTTCTTTTCGGTGCCAACAGGCGGCCAATCTTGTTCGTAAGTGTTACGGAATCGTTCAAGGAAAGCCTCATTCAATACATTGGTAAACATGTAACGACCATCGTCACTACCTTTACCCTTAGTATTTGCAGTAGCGAATACAGTAAAACCAGCCGCAGGTGTAATCAATTCACCTTTCTTTTTCAGCATAAATGGTTTACCTTCAAGTACCCGTTGCAATGAGGAAAGATTTTGAGCACCATAAT